GCATTAGAATTGACTAACCCGTTTCCGCCGGAACCAATAGCAACTGCCGATACGGAGTAAACCCCCGGGGGCACAATGAAAGTATAAGTACCCGGGGAGGTAAACGCCAGCTGCCCGGGACCAGCGTTAAAACGCCCGCCATGTACTAACTTTTTTGCGGAATTAGTCATGCTATCTAACATCCAAAAGAACGTTTGCTATGTAATTTGCACCCCCATCTCGCGTGAATGCGGTTACCACATCCACGCCGGAAACGGTAAGTGTAGGTGCGACGCCGGATGGCCACCTAAAACCAGCGGGCCAAGTCACGGTGAAAGCACCTCCATTTGTCAGTTCTAAGGTGAAGTATTGAGCCTTACCTACTGCGGGTGGGTTGCTTATTGTAAATGCGGTGTTGGCCGTAATTGTCTTATTAAAAAACCCGGATAAGGATAAATTGAGTTCGGTGCCAACAGCTATGGCTGCTTCCTGAACCCGGTCAAACTCAGATATGCCGATATGATCGTGGAGGTCTGTCGGGCTGTCTCCGAGCGTCGAGCTTCCTATATTTGTCAGGCTGATCACGTTTGCTGTGCCGCCGCTTACGTTTGTTGCCGTAGTCGCGTTAGTCGCCAAGGTCGCCGTAGCGGCGTTGCCGGTAATGTTACCCGGCAGGGCGCCGTTCGCGTCGCGCACAGGCACCGTGTTAGCTACAGCGGTAGTGCTGCTTTGAAACCCATCTAGCAGGTCAGCGTTAAGCCCGGAACCGGGGCCGTCGTTATCCGCGTTGAAAAACCCGGCGAGCTGCCCAGCCGTAACTTGGTTGCCGATGTAGTCGCCTGCGGTGTACGCCCGTGCGGTCGTTCCTTCCTGACCACGAATAACCGTCAGTGTATCGGCCACGCGCGCGGTAACGCGCATGATTTCCTTTTGCCCAAGGGTGTTAGCCACCGTGACAAAGAAATAGTCGGCCCCACTAATAACAGGAAACAAAGCCCCTTGTCCCGACTGCACGACCACGCTGGTCTGTGTGCTGTTAATCGAGCTGGCTAATACGCTCTCGGCGTTGTTGGCAAATTTCAGCGCCATGGGTAATGTCCTCGGGCAAATGGTCTCATCTGGATACGTTGCCGGCCCCGGCCGTTGCCGCCGTCAACTTCAGCTTTAGCTTTGTTCATCCCCGCCGAAAACTTAGTGGCGTAAAACATACTGACCTGCGGGTTGTAGTACGGCTGGCCGGCTGTGGACATCAAGCGAGCCAAAGCCCCTGCGGCAATAACTTCAATCCAACGCTCATACACGTAGTCTAGCCCGACCTCATCACTGTCTCGGCTGGGTGTCAGCGCCTGCACGCCTTTAATGCCTTCGGGCAGGTCGAATGTAGGCCGGCCGGCAAGGATAAACTCCCCGCTCATGCCTTCGGTGTAGTAGCCCAGCAAACCATCTGCGTCACGGTAGTCCAGCCCGAACCGAGCTGCTAAATAGTCGTCGCCGGTAGGCTCAAACTTTCTATCGTCCACCCACAGGGACACAATAGCGGCGCGGCGGGAGTCGAGCGGCGCGGCGACTGCGTAGGTGCTTTGGCCAACAACTAAATCAGCGGTAAAGGTGTCTCGCCAGATTAGAGTGCGCTCGCAGAACTCAATGCAAGCATTGCGTATGGCAAAGATCGCTTGCGGCTCGCTGACGTCCAGCGCGTAAGGCAGGACCTCGGGGAAAAAGTCTGAGTAAGAAACGCTCATGTCACGCTCCTACTTATCGGGACTTATCTGCGCCGAGGTTGTTGTTTGGGTTGACCGCGCCGTCGGCTTGGGTACGTGCGCCAATGGAACCGTTGAACATCTGCATCCACATGCCTGCAGCGTCTAAGTTTCGAGCGTAGTCTTCGTCTTTCTGGTACGCGCGCATCAGCACAAACGCGATAACAGCGTTCGAGTAAATATCGTCTAAAGTCAGGACGTCGTTTTCTGACATCAAGTCTTGCGGAGCCGAGGAGTAAATAGTCTCGACGTAGACGTTACTGGTAGGGCGCGGGTACACGTAAAACACACGTGGGTTACGGATGTCGAACAAAAAATGACTGATAGTCGCTACCGGTGTGGTCGCGTGCCACAAAGGCACCTGTGCGTCCAGCACCTCGCGGGAGGTTAAACGGATTGCCTTGCCGGGCTGAGTGCCGCCGCTAACTAAGTTGCGGGTAACTTCAATCAACCGTACGCCGTCTGTGGGCAGAACCTGACGTGTGTCGTTGGCGGTTAGTAGTTGAGGTACTGTCTTCAACGAGCTATCAGGGCGCTGTAAAACGATCTCACGTTGGGCGTCATTGATGTACCGCAGCAGCTCTTCACGCGGCCAACGAATGTTGTCCTTATCTTGTAAGGTGTCGGTGACGCGCTCGAGAATCTGAGCACCTGTGATAACGGCCATGACGTACGCCTCTGCGCAGTAGTTTTTGCTAGATTACAGTAAAAGAAAAGCCCCGACAATGCGGGGCTCTCCGTAGGGCGGTGGGTCAGCCAGTCATCGCTACAAACAACGTAGCGGTAACTTTCTTCACAACCACCTGCTTACCCGTCGCTACACTAAAACCAGCGTTTGTTGCGCCAGTCTGAATAACGCCGCCGATGGGCGGGTACACGAGCAAAGCGTTAGCACCCAGGTTGGTCACGGTGGTGACGTCGCCTAGCTCTAGGCTGGCCGGGATAATAACACCCGTGCCTGCAGCTGCTGTGCTTACAACAGTATTTGCTGCGGTCAAAAGACGAGCAGTAGCCTGTGTAGAGCCTGCGGCTGTTACGCCGGTTTCTAAATCAGCCAGCATAGCCAAAGCGGTCGGGCGAGGGACCGCGCCGAACACGCCTACGATTTTTTGCATCCACATGGTAGTTCTCCTAATGAAAGAAGGTAGCCCTCCGAAGAGGGCCGCCTGTTATCAGATCACCGAAGCGAAGCCGATACCTTTCGGGAACACAACCTTGCGGCCGTAGACCTGCAGGCCACGAACCAAGTCGCCGAAGTCGGATGGGTTGCGGATGCTTTCCATCTTAACGATCTGCGAAGCAAAGGTCGTGCCCTTGGTGTGGCCGAACAGGATGGCGCGGCGCTTAGCAGCACCACCTTGAGCGCCTGTGTTGCCCCATGCCTGACCAGCGTTAGCTGTTGGCAGCAGGTTGGACACAAACACCTCGAAACGATCGATCATACCGATACGGCCGTTACGCAGGATGGACTGTTGGTCGCCAATGAACTGAGCGTTAGCCAAGTTCGACTGCATCAGAATCTGACGGTCAAATGGGCTGATGACCAAGTAACGGCCTTCGCTTGGGATGTTCTGCTCATCCAGGACAGCCGACATCGAAGTGATGAGCGGCAGGATGTTCGCTGGGGTCAGCGTGAATGGCGCGTTGTCAGTACCGAGGTTGTACGAAGCGCTGTTCTTACCAGCGGTAGCGCCGAAGTTAGCAGCGTCGCCTTGGTTGAACGTGGCTAAGAAGCACTCACGGTCGATAACGGTACGCATCTGTTCCGAAGCGTCGTTCGAGAACATGTCCATCAAGCCGATGTCAGCCTGGTGATCCAGAACGTCCGACAGCTGGAACTGGTAGCTCTTCGCTTTGTCGATGTTCAGCTCGATGTTGGCCGAAGCAGGGACCTGATAGGTCAGTGTGCTACCAACCACGTAGTCCTGAACAGTGATGTCCGGAACGGTGCGGATGATAACTTTGTCGCCCATGCCCTTGATCTCGCCCTGGTAGTCAGTGTTCGAGATGGCCGAGAAGGTCGATGCGTCGTAGAACTTCACCTGCAGCTTGGTGGACCAAACTTGAGGAATGAAAGTACCCGAGTACGCGGGGGAGGTGTTAAAGGCGCCAGTTACAGCAATGGTTGCGCCCGGAGTGTTAGTAGACATGGTGTTTCTCCAAAATCAGTTAGGGTCGGATACGGCCTTGTGCCATAGCCTGATTAAGTTCTGCTTCAATCGCGTCACGCTCAGGACCTGCCGGCACTCGGCGAAGACTCTGGTATGTCTGCTGCCATTCAGCAGCGCTCCACACCTTGGGCTCCGCGCCTGCGTTCGCGTTAGATACCGCGTTCGCGCTGCGTGTCGGCGTCACTTGACGCTCCAGCGTATCAGCCTGCGGCACGACCGGTGCCTGCGGTTTCGTAGCGAGGTACTGCTTAAAGAACACAGCGACTCGGTTTACGTTAAGGGCGGCTCCAGCTCGGTTGAGAAGTTCCCCACGGTTTTCACCGCTCATTGGGTCTTCCTCAGACAACCACGCCAAGAAACCTGGCTCTACGTTAACCGACTGCCAACCGGGAACTACCTGTTCAAGCTCTTGCTCAAAACGCTGGGTAGCGGTGGCCATCTGGTTCTCGGCTACACGACCTAAATCTTCCTTAGCACCGTCAAACTGTTGGCGCATTGCTTGGATTTCAGCCAGTAGCTCTGCCTTCTCGACTGCCCACGACTCTTTTGCGCGGCGGGTAATCAGGTCCAGCATGTCCTCACCAAATTCTTCTACATCTTTGTCCGTAGTCAGCTTCGGCGGTGCCTGCTCAACGCGGTTTAACTTCTCAATGGCCTGTTGCAGCTGGGTTTTGAGGTCTGCGACCTGTCCCTGAAGTTCGGGCATCTTGGCGTTAAACGTGCCTTGCAATGTGCGGTAGCGTTGCTTCCACACTTCAACATCATCCTCGGGTGCCACGGGCTGAGCAACGGGAGCCACCGGTTCCTCTACTACTGCCTCGGGTGGGGTTTGAGCTTCTTCGATTGGTTGGGCAAACATCTGCTGCTCAATCTCATTAGCTGCCTCAAGCTGGCGGCGCAGCTGGTTTGGTACTCGCTTGGTGCTCATCTTACATCTCCTCTAGCCGGGCATAGCCTTGGGCTTTTTGCTGGTGAAACGCCGTCTCCGGGCGGAGCTTGGGCAAAATTATTCGAGACCCTGGACCAGCGACAGGAACTCGTTGAGAAGTTGGGCTCTACCTTGAAACTGTCGGAGAGTAGTCTCATCCTGCAGCGTCATAAGAGAACCTAGAACCTTGCCGTTCTCGGCGGCAAGGAACTCTAAAATAGGGGCCAGCTCGTTGGAACGGAGCCGGCGAAGCGCCTCAGTCTGGCGTGGGTTAGGCTTGGTTAGCACTTACCCTTACCGCCGGGCTTGCCACAAGCGCACTTAGCCTTGCCGCACTTTTTACACATAGCCGGTTTGCCCTTACCGGGCTTCATTGGGCTTACTAAGCCGCTAGGGGCTGGGTTAAACGCGCCGTATGTCATGGTGTTGCTACCTTGTCGGGGGTATAGGTTGATTTATACGCCTAGATTTTTTTATTGTCAAATTGTCTGACAATCCTACTTTTTCGTGCGGCGTGCACCATAGCCAGGATTTCTGCTGGGGATGGGTTTCTTATGCCAGTGACGTCTGGAACGTTACAGATAATCTGGTTTACGTCGGCTGTTGAAAATGTAGCGGTAGCCCCGGCCGTAGCCCTAACCTGTTTCGGTCGCGCGGCGGGTAGAGGGCGGGACTGCAACTTTACCGTAGCGGCCCAAGACTCGATCGCTGCTGCTTGGTGTGGCGTGAGCGCCACAGATGCGCCTAAGTCAAACTCAATGGCCTGGCCCGTAGCGGTATCAAAGCTCCAGTGCTTGACCTGAAGCAGGGCTCCTCGGACAAACTCGGCTTGCGCGTGCCACTCGGCGTCTACCTGCACGGTGCGGGATTTAGCAGGTTCGGGCTTGCGGCGGACTACTAACGCGGTGGCGGGGCGGTCTAGGAGTATCTCAAGTGTTCGGTTGGGCGCCCTACCTTGCGGCGAGACCCACTGCTCCGACTCATACTCAACCGTTACCTCTGGGGCATGGGGCAGCAGGGTAAGGCGAGCGCCGGTATCAAAAAGTACCGTGCCCGCTTGCCCGAGGTTAAGTAGGAGGGAGGCTAACATCGGTTAACTTAGTCAGCGCTGCCGCATTTCCAGCGTTTTAAGCTGGCGGCCTTGCGGGTTGGCTTGCCGTTCTCATCCTTCATCGGGCCAGGCATACCGGTCATCCTAGAGCAAAATGACTTCTTACGACCGGCGTCCGCCTTGGTCTTGGGGTTGGGCGCGGGGGCCTTCAGGTTGCTGCCGGTGGCCTTGTTGTACTTAGCTCGGCCCTTAGCGGTAAGCCCTGCGCCTTCTTCGGTGGACAGCTTCTCGCCCCGACCTACTGCGAGACTTGGGTTCTTCTTTGCCATGGTGGTGCTCCGTTAGGGGTTAAGTGTTGCACAGAAGGGCGGCTAGCATCTGTCACGCAAGACGTCGTCTGAGGATAGGGCGGTCAAGTCAACCTCACCAAACTACCGATACGAGTGGTGTGCGTCTGCGCGGCGGATTGCACGACCGTGACCGACACGAACAATCTAGCAGCGGTGTTAACCGTTGCAGCAGCGAATGCTGCCGTGGCCAAGGTTCTAGCTGCGCCTGCTAGTGAAGCTATGCCCGAAGCAGTAACCGTACCTGATGCACCTGCCGTTAAACCATAGATCACCGCACTAACATGACTGAATGCGTTTGCTACGCCTGCGGCGGAAGTTGTGAATGTCGCTGCCACTGGGTCGGCAGTAGTTCCAGCCGTACCAACACGAATGCGATAAATTAGAGTGGCCGTACCAGACACTTGGCCACCAACTTCAAGCTCGTACGCGGTTTGCGGCGAAAATGAGTTTTCAGGCAGCAGCCAGCGAGCAATAACAGTTTCCGTCGTTGTGGTAGCGTTAGCCAATGTTGGTCGTCTTGCTAGTGTTGCGTCACCACCTGCCAAATAATATTCAAGCACTGAGCCTGTACCAATCAGCGGAGCAGGCTCGCCGTTCTCGATCGAGTATCCATAGACGACATTATTCATCGCTGGGGCTACTACACCTGCTGTGTCTGTACCTTCTGATTTCAGACCGCGAACACCAGTTGAACTACCGCCTGTTGCCAGCCCGAAGAACATGTTGCCACGAGAAGCAAGAGCTGCTGATGCACCACCACGAAAAACAATCGGCTGAACCGTGCCGCCGTTAGATTGGTTGATTACCGTATCGTAGAGTCGGTTGGAGTCCGTGTTGCGGAAGTCCATTGCGATCTGCGCGCCCTTGCACGAAACAGCCATGTTGCGGAATGTGCTGTTAGATGTGTTGGCGTTTGTTGATCCTTCAAATGAGAACCCAACGGCTGTATCGGCAACTTCCAACATGCGAATACCGATGTTGTCGAAAGTGCATTTAGTAACATCGGCGGCTTCGCCTAGCGTAGTACCAGTCACCAAGCACTCAGTGACAAGACCTTTGCCGGTGGCATTGATAATGTATATGTCTTTGAAATCGCCCCAATGAATGGAGCGAACCAATAAACCAATACCGATATTACCAGCGCACTGCAAGTTCATGGACTGAACGCCAACGCCTTTGACAGCAGGGTTTGTTGGGCCAGCCGGAGATACGCACTCAATCATTGATGTTGTCAGTGGGCTAGAGGCGTTGTTCCAGAATAGCGTTGTGCCTGTACCTGTTTGACTGCCAACATCCGTATTACCACGACGACCAGCACCACGGAGAATGACCGAGCTAACATTGATCGTGAGCGTTGCATCAATATGAAAAGTGCCGGGCGGAAGCAAGACGATGCCGCCTGGCTTCTTAGCGCCTGCTAGTTGCGCTGCGTTAATGGCTGCTTGAATAGTGGTTCTATTTTGGGTGGCTTGAGCGCCAGAAACTGTGCCTGCGTCTGTGCCGTCCGTCAGTGTCCCGTAGTCTAGGGCATGGAAGAAATAATCAGCATCTCTTGATGCTAGAGTAATAGCTGTGCCAAGAACAGTTCGCTTTAATCCTAGACCTGCAAGAACATCACTCACTGCATCGGGCGGGATGGTCACAGTAACAGCCGACCCAGAGTTGGTGGCCGTAACGCCGCCGCCCACAAAGTTGATAGAAGTTGCCGCGCTTGTCAGCGTCGCGCCTTTGTCTGCAACCGCGACGGACTGACCGGCTGGCCCCGTTGGCCCTGTTGCACCCGTAGCGCCTGTCGCACCAGTAGCACCGCGAATGTCAGTCGCGCCCGCAAGGTTCGTGAAACCAGTCGAGCCAATGTAGTTATCTGTCGGCACAGCAGGCTTTGTGCCTGTTCCACCCGTCCAATCAATAAGGCGAAGCACTCGCCGCTCGCCGTCAGCCTGGTTAGCCAGCACCGGAGACCAGCCTCGATCCCCTTGGACGCCTTGGATGCCTTGCTGGCCTTGTGCGCCAGTAGCGCCGGTCGGCCCACGGAAATCGACAAGGTTGCCCGCCGAGTCTTTCAGCTTAGGCATTCCATTTGTGTCGGCAAAGAAACGAATGTACTGAACGCCAAGCGCCTCAATACCAACTGTTGCTGGGTCG